GCCTCAGCCTCCAGCTGGGCGGTCAGCTCCGGGAACTCGGCCCGAAGCTCTTCCAAGGTTTTTGCCATAGGGTGGTCTCCTCCTTCTTTACTGCCGGGTTCATCCGGCGAATTTTTATGTGTCTCAGCCGGGGGTTCTCCCCCGGATTTGACCGTAGGAATACTGTCCGGGGCAAACATCCCCGGGGCCAGGTGGAGCGTCCGGCCGTTCACGAACAGCCGCCGCCCGTCGGCACTGGCCGCAATCTGGGCCGGTTCGCTGTCCTCCATCAGTTCGTCGGCAAACCCCTTGCTGACGGCCTCCCGGCCTGTCATGTAGGTGGTGTCCGACATCATGTGAGAGAGGACCGTATCAGTGAGGCCGGTCTTGCGCTTGTATATCTCCACCTGCATCTTGTCCCAGGCGTCCTGATTGGTGGCCTGTTCACGGAGTTCGTCGGCGTTATAACCGCCAAACAAGAACGTCCAGCACTTGTGGATCATCACAAGGCTGGACGGGTTGACCTTGACGGTATCGCAGGCGCACATAATCAGGGAGCCGCCGGACATAGCCACGCCGTCCACAATACAGGTCAGGTGCGCCCCGGCCCTTGCCAGTTCCCTGAGCCGGTTGTGGATGGTGTTGGACACGCCGGCGTCGCCGCCGTAGCTGTTCATGCGGATGGTGATTTCGCTGCATCCGGCGATCCTCTCCAGGTCGTCCATGAATTCGTCCAGGAGGATAAACTGTCCCTCGACAGGATCGCCCCACCAGTCCGTCGGCTGCTGCTCGTAGATGTCGCCATACATGGTGACCTCGGCGCTCTGACCGTCTGTGGTCGCCATGGCGTAGGCGGCCTTTTTGATGTTCACCGCTGGGGACTTCGCCCCAGCCTTTGCGGGTACGCTCATTCCGTTCCTTCCCCCTCACCATCTTTTTCGTTTGGGTCTATCGCAGGAGAGCCGCCGCCAGCCTCGGACAGCAGCTCGTTCTCCCGCTTCAACTGCTCGGCATTTTCCTCCCAGTCACCGCCGCCGCGCTCCCTGGTGACTTGCTCGTGGGTCTTGATGGCGTGCTGGGTCAGCAGTACATCCGCCTTTGCCTCCTTCAGCGGGTCAAGAGAACTCTGCACCGGCCCGATCCATCGTGCCCCGCACCACGCCGTCCGAAGCAGTGGGTCGGTGAAAAAGCCCGGAGCTATAATGCGCCCCAAGGCCACAGCCTCCGCCAGCCAGATTTCATAGGCGGGCTGGCAAAAATCACTGACGAACCACTGTCGCCGCATTCTGAAAGCGTCCCATGCGTCCTGGAGGGCGGCGCGGGAGGCGGAGTAGGAGGCGTTGTACTCCTTGATTAACACATCGTAGGGAATTTCCAGCGCCGCGCCGATCAGTTTGCAGAACATCTTCACAAAGGCGTCGAAGCCCGTTACCGGCATGGTCGGGTTGCCGAACCTGATGTCCTCGCCCTCCTGCAAGACATTGATGGTACCCGGCCCCATCTCAAGCTCGTTCTCACTGCGGGATATGTTGTCCTCACTCGGATTGGCGGCGGGGACACCGTAGAGATCCCCCGCCCCCACCTCACCGAAGGGGATAGCGTCCGGGTCAGCCTTGGTGACGATCCAGGCGGTGAAGAAGCTCTGAATGACAGCGGCCATGAGCGCCGAATCGGTGTAACGGCGCAGCTGCAAAAGCGGCTCAATGACCTGGACCAAGTAACTGACGCCCCGGTACTGGTCGGGCCGTTCACTGGACATGACGTGCAGGATGTTCGGCAGGCCCGTCCGCTCCCCGTAGGCTACCACCCGCTCCCATTTGGTTTCCTCGCTGGTAAGCTGCCAAGGGTAGGTGTTGCGGACGTGGTAGGCCTCCACCATGCCGTCTGCGCCCACCTCCACGCCGTCATAGATGCGGTTGCCGGTGTCGGTGTTCTTTCCATCCGTGTATCCGGGGGATGCCGCAGCCCCGCCGTACTTGGCGGGGGTGCTCACCCGGTCGGCCTCCACCAGATGGAGCCGCAGCGTATAGGGGTTGATAGCGGTGGGCTTGGCCCGCTTCACCACCGCAAACACGTCCCCGGACATAAGCCATGACATCAACGCCAGCTGCTGCATACCGTTGAAGTCGTTCATCCCGGTGGCGTCGCACCGTTCTTTCCTCCCGGCCCACATTCTGAACTCCCGCTCCGTCCGGCGCTGCCAGTCCTTCGCGGCCTCCGGGGAGAGTCCCAAGACCTCCCGGTCAATGGCGCTTTTCAGGCTCAGACCCACGCCGACGACCTTCGTCCGGTTGGTGTTGATCGCCGATGTCGCAACGGGAGAGGCCATATAGAGCATTCTGGCCCGCTGCCGCAGCGTGTAGTTGTTCCAGTTGATATCCTCGTTCGGGCTCCCGCTGCTGGGCAGGAACCCCTTCATAGCCCGTCGAGTGATACTGGCCCCAGCCTCGCTGTAACCCTTGGCCTGTGGGCGGACACTATCCGGCAGAAGCAAGCCGGTACGCTTGTCTTTGTAAATGCTGACCACCTCCCATCAGTAAAATAAACGGGCCGTCCCCGCGGAAAAGGAGCGGAAACCCACAGGGACGGTCCGTGGTAAAAGCCCCGAGGGGCAAATACCCTACCAGTCGCGCGGCAGAACACCAAAGGATTTGCGGGCTCTCCGGCCATTCAGCAGGTTTTCCAGCTCGTCAACCTTGCGTTCCGCCTCCTCGATTTTGTCCTGAAGCTCAGGCAGGTCGAAGCGGGTCAGCGTTCTGTCGTCGATGGAGTATGACTTTACCCCGCCATCCAGCAGTGCCAAGTACGCCTTGCGGAGTTTTGTCAGGGCCTCACGCCAGAATTCCAGCCGCGCTTTTATCTCTGTCCGATTTGCCATATAGCCCACCTCACCATTCGTCGTACTGTTTCGCCCCCGCAGACCGCTTTACCTTGGAACGCCGGGTAGGGGCGGGGGCCGCAGCGGGAGTTGTAACCGCCTTTCCCCTGGACGCCTGGAGCCAGCGGTCTATGGCATCCAAGTCTTTCGGGATGGTCTGGAATGCCGCCATAGCGTAGTTTCGGCAGTCCAGGGCCTCGTTGCGTTCATGCCCCGGTATCTTCTTCCATACCCAGGGCTGCTTTTTGTCCTTGTCATAGACAAGCCGCTCCGACAGCAGGCCGGTGAAATACCCGGCGCCATAATCGTCCCGCTTGGGGAAGTGGCAGTACCGGGGGCCGGGCTGGTCTACTCGCAGGGCGTCCATGATGCGCTGCTTGCCAGAGTCTACGCCGATCTCGTACATCCAGCAGGTACCGATGTATCGGCCCTTCACCATGATTTTTTGCTTCTTGGGGCGGTCGGTGTAGGGGGCGTCATGCTTGGTGGAGCCCATGATGGCAAACACCTTCTTGCCGATCCGGTTGCGGCACTCCTGGCGGACCTCGCCGGAGAAGTGACCGCCCTGATCCACGAAGGTCAGGGAGAGGCGCAGTGTGATACCGTCCGCAAAGTGGAATTGGCGGTCGAACAGCACTTCGTCCAGCTTCTGCCATGTGGCCGGGTCGTCCGGTCTGCCCATGACGATACCCTTCTCAATGCCCCAGTTCTGCCCGAAGTGGCCGTGGCCCACGATCTCGTATTCCATGCGGTCGTCCTGGGTGTCCACCCCGGCGGTGAGCACCAGCACACCGTCTGGCAGTTCAATGGGCGTTCCGCCCTCTTGCAGTCCGTAGGGTTCTACCTCCCGGCGGGCCATCAGTGTATCCTCGCTGGCGATGTCGCCCCGGTCCTCCCACAGTTCACCGAAGCGGGTGTTGTAGACCACCTGCATCTTCTCGGTGCTGCCCCGGGCGTACAGGTATTCCAAGATGGTGGATTCCCAGGAGGCCCATGGGCTCACAAAGGAATTCAGCCAAAAAGAACGGACGCCCCGCTTGTAGGCGTCCGGGTTTTCTGCGATCCATTTGGCCGGCTGGCGCTTGATCTCCGCTTCTTCCGAAACGCAAGCGCAGCTGGGGCATAGATACAGGATATTGCTGACCTCATACTGGGTCTTTTTCTGGACAACCGTTTCCTTGACGTCGAAACGGATATTTTCAAATTTGATGTCGTGGTATTCCCCGCAGTGGGGACACTGGACGCACCACCGCTCCATCGTCCCCTCGTAGAAGGAATCTGCGATTGCGCTGGCGCCCTTGATGGTGGGTGTGCTGACCTCGACGGCCTTTGCGTTGTAGAAGGTGATTTGCCGGGCCATAGCCAGTTTCCAGGGGTCGCCCTCCTTGCCGGCCGACACCGCCCAGCGGTCCCGCTCATCGCCTATGACATAGCGGATGGGCTTGGACGCCAGGGCGTGGGCCTCCGTGGAGCCGCACATGGTGAGAATGCCTCCGGGGTAGGTCTTTTGCAGGATGGTGTTGCCGCTGTCCCGGCTCTTTGGGGAGGCGACCTTCCGGCGCAGCGTGGGACAGTCCCGGATCATGGGGGCAATACGCAGCTTGGAGTATTCCTTGGCGTCCACGGTGGTAGGGTGGACGAACAGGATGGAGCTGGGGTCTTGGTCGATGATGTAGCCGATGATATTGTTCTCCAACTCCGACTTGCCGATCTGGGACGAGGACACCAGGATCTCCCGACGTACTTTCGGGTCTGTAAAGGCGTCCATGATTTCCCGGAGGTAGGGCGTCCGGCTGACCCGGTAGGGGCCAGTCTCCGCGCTACTCTCGGAGGAGAGGCGGCGCTTCTTCTCCGCCCACTCCGTGACCGTGTAATTCTCCGGGGGCTTCATTCCTGCCAGGGCCTTTGAAATGGCGATGTTCAGCCGTGTGGCTCTGACCATCACTTGCGCGTCAGCCATTTTCATCGTCCTCCGCAGCGAAGGTCTCCCAGTCCCGCCGCTCCCGTACACGCTCCTCGTATTTCTGCGGGTCGTACTTGTACTGGGACAGTTCCTTCATCACCTTGAACACTTCGGAGCGGATCAGTTCTGACGCCTCCGCCGCGGTCCCGATGTTGGCGACGTCCACGGCCAGCCTCCCGGGGAGGGCCAGCAAAGCGCCCCGGATGGCGTAAATCAGATCCTCCGTCATGGCGGCCACATCCTCGGAGCGGTGCATCTTGCCCTCCAACTCCTCGGCCTCCAGCTTGGCGATTTTGGCCTTGGAGTGCTTCAGCGTGACTTCCGCCGCCTGCTTCGCCCGTTCCAGCTTCATGTCCTC